GGAGAAGAATACAAGCAGACAGTATATATTCGTACCAATGAAAAGATCAGAGAATGGAATCAAGCCTATGAGGCTCTAGTCTCCGCCTATATGCAAGTAGATTTTCTACCAATTTATGATAGTTTGGCAGATTCAGAAGGGCAACTTCAATCAACCTATACAACGGATGGCCTCCATCTAAGTGTAGCCGGTTATCAAGCATTATCAGATGCTTTGAAAACGTATCTGTTCTAAAGAATTGGCTTGATTTTGCATTTTTTTTGAAGATAGGTTATAATAGTTCTAACATCCTGGGGTCGTTACGGATTCGACAGGCATTATGAGGCATATTTTGCAACCCGTGTGGCGACGTAAACGCTCAGTTAAATATAACTGCAAAAAATAACACTTCTTACGCTCTAGCTGCCTAAAAACCAGCAGGCGTGACCTGATTTGGATTGCTCGTGTTCAATGACAGGTCTTATGATTAGCGAGATACGATCAAGCCTTGTCTAGTGGTTTGATAAGAGATTAATAGACTCGCAGTTCCTAGGCTTGAGTTATGTGTCTAGGGATTGTTAAAACAATACATAACCTATGGTTGTAGACAAATATGTTGGCAGGTGTTTGGACGTGGGTTCGACTCCCACCGGCTCCATATATATTTTACATTCTTTCGCAAACCTTTCTAAAACGTTGATAAATCAGCGTTTTTCTTTTTGTCTTTTTTATTGTTTAGCATTCTTTTTCAAAAAAAGGATACAACAAAGGATACAACATTTTGCTGTATCCTAGAAATCGATATAATTCGCAAAGCGCTCTCCGATGTCGTCCTTGGCTTGCTTGGTTATGTGCGTATATACGTTCATAGTCGTTTTAAGGTCAGAATGCCCAAGTCTGTGCTGAACTTGTTTTAAGGTCATTCCAGCATCAAAACAAAGACTGGCGTGCGTGTGTCTGAAACCGTGGATTTTAATTGGTCGTAAGTCGCTACCTCTCAAAACGCTAAGTAACCACTTTCTTGGTAGACTAGCAGGCATCGTCTTGCCAGACTCAGTCTCGAAAATGTATCTTGTATCTGGATTGTGTTCTCTCCATTCTTGCAAGATACTTTTTGTTTTTTCGTCTAGACTGATCAGTCGCTTACTGCTTACTGTTTTTGTACGACCTATTTTCTCGCCCTCAAAACCTCGCGTAATGGCTTTATTTATGTTCAAAGTGTTATCGGTCCAGTCATCCCATTCAAGGGCTAAAATCTCCCCTTTACGGGCTCCAGTGAAGGCTAAAAGACGAAAGAGGATTATCTTTTCCAAATCCTCGGTCTGCGCGACCAATTTTAAGAAAGTTTGAAGCTCGTCTTTATTGTAGAAGTCGCTCTTTTCGTATGATTTCTTCCTGATAGTTGTAACCACACTATCAACTGGATTTGTATCTAGGTATTCGTGCCTTATCGCATACTTAAAGATATTGTTCATAAGGCCCTTTAGTTTTCGCCCGTAAACTAATTTTCTCGACCACTCATTGACCTGTTCTTGCATTTGGAGAGGAGTGATAGAGGCTATCTTCCTATCTCCTAAAGCTGGATAGATGTGATTTTGGAAATTCCTGGTAGTCTTTAGATATGTGCTCTCTTGCACGGTCTCGTTGTACTCTTCAAGCCATTCCTCAGCTATCTCTCTGACTGTTATATTCTTTCTGACTTGCTCAGCGTTATCTATATCGCTTTGTAGCTGTAAGAGTGCTGCACGAGCTTTCGCCTTGGTTTCAAATCCTTTTTTCCTAGCATATTGGCTCTTACCATTCTTTTTGCCAAGATACACCGTGAATCCGTAAGCCGTATCTCCGTTTTTCTTTTTATAAGACTTGATTTCCATTGATTTTTACCTCATTTCTTGATAAAATGGGTATAGTAAAGAGGGCCATTTAATGCCTTTTACTATACAGGATATCCTCACACTCAAAATTTGGCGATGGCGAGTGTGGGGATTTTTTTAATACTCAAATCCATCTACTAGGAACAAAGGAATTTCCTTCCCTTTATATGAGTGAGTTCCATTTGTTCTTACATAAAATTTAGATACTTTAGTTACATCAAATTCTTCTCTATCTTCAACAAAAACTTTTAAAACGACTGGATTGCTTTCTTTTCCATTTAAATAAATTAAATATTTAGTGAATACTGTGCTTGGGTCAACAACCTGAACAACGCTATCATCGATTACTAATTTAGTATCATCAGGCCATGCGCCATATAAATTACTGTCAGCTAACTTGTACTCGCCAATTGGAGTATTACTGAAATTTTTCGCAGGCTGAATTTTAGCAGTTCCTTCTGATTTTTTGAGTTGACTGCTAGATGATGATGTTTTGGACACTTCATTTGTTGTTGTAGATGACTCACTACAAGCAACTAAAAAGGTTGCTACTAATAAGGTTGTCGCTAACAACATTACCTTTTTCATTATTTTTACTCCTTTAATTTAAGAACGCTTGATATTCTTCCATGACTATAACTTCATCAGTAGTGGTTTTTAAATTGTACTTTTCCATAAAATGGACATAGTTAAATTCAGATACATCATCCATGGTTTTTAACTCTTCTTCCAGAAGATAATGGATCATATTTCGGTCTGCCTGAAGCTCGCACATCTCTCTATTGAGATTATATTGGTATTGTGAATGTTCTTTGTGGCCAAGTTCGTGTAGGGCTACTTGTTTTTGGTCTTGCTCCGATAGATTGATATCAATAGCAAGAAGCTTCAACGTTGGATTGAAGAAACCTGGACTATGCCAGCCTGTTCCATCAAAGTAGCATAGATTCACACCCTCCTGGGCGCAAAGCTCTCTTACAGTCATAAATGCACCTCTATTTATTTTTTAAGTGTGCCTCCAAGACAGCTGTAATAAAATCTATATCTTCTTCAGAAAGTGGCTTACCATCGAATAACATAGATTGCGCAGCAATATCTCGAAGGTCAAACGGTGCAGAAGCATCACCGTTGCTTGCAATAGTCGGATTATCTGTACGACCTAGAAGATAATCAGTGGACACGTTGAAGTAGTCAGCGATTTCTTGTAATCTTTCAGCATTTGGTTTTTTGCTCTTCATGCTATAGATTGTATTTCTGCTATATCCAAGTGTTTCTTCGAGAGAATTTATAGAAATCCCTCGTTTTTGGCAAAGTTCTTTAATTTTTTCAAACAAAGAAAACATTGATTTATCAGCCTTTCTAAGACATGACAAAAAATATTTAAACTTTTGTGTGTAAAATCGTTGACAAAACACAATCAATAGTTTACAATAGTTTTTGTAAGTAAGTTACAACTAAAAAAACAACTAAGAAATAAATTATAAAAATGTTTTGGCGAACGGTTTTATAGTTTTTGTTAGTGCTTTTTCTTATGCTTTTATTCTAAACAATAGATTGTAAAAAGTCAAGCAATAACACAAAAAATAGTTAAAATTTTAGTTGTTCCTTATTTACATAAATTGTAAAAAGGAGGAGCGTATATGCCAGATATCGCAAACGGTCGCGAAAGAGTTAATGCTTTCTTGAAAGAGAAAGGCATTAAAAAAACAACTCTAGCAGTTGCTTATGGCTTTAAACGACAGGAAGTGACGAACATTCTAAGTGGGACGACAAAAGGTCCACGAGCGAACAGTTTTATTCTTCAGGTTATTGAAGATTATGGGATTGAGTAGGAGGACAGTATGAACGAACTAGAGAGAACAGCCCTCAATGAAATACTGAGGACTGTGACATATATTGCTGAGAAGTTGGATAAAATTGAGAATACTATTCTCACCTATCAAGAAGCTCATAAGCATCCAAAAGATTAAGTTGCATCTCCATATAGTGCAAGAATCCATGAAGAAATTTTTTCAAATCTTGAAGATCCTTATCACTATGTTTTTTAGTATAGTGGGTTTCATCGTTACCTATATAAACAGTTGCAGTCGCAAATGTTTTCAAAGTTTGATTATCAATATAGTTATCAATAACTTGTTTCAGTGGCATTTTAGCAACTTTATCTTTATCTTCTAATTCAAAAGAGATAACAAAGTCCTTTACGAAAAATTCTAAGGATTTGCGAAAACCAATACCAGCTATATGATCAAGTTTTTCTTGCTCAGCTTTAAGTGCTTGAGTATATATCTCTTTTCCTATAGGAGAGAGTTTTGCTAATTCTTTTGATATTGGGATGTCGCTAGGTAGTTCTGGCTTTACATCTAATATATCGTATTTATAATCAATATTTGCGAAACCATCAACAGCTGTTGTAACTTCGATTTCATCAACAAAATAATGATTACATTGTTGACAATAGCGAGTTGCGCAAAATCGATAGTGATTATTATCTATACTCTGAGTTGTTTCGTTCACGACTGTTGGACAAGTAATATTTTTACAGATTTTACAGGAATCACTAAGCGTGAAATTGGTTATGAAATCTCCAGTTGGTTTTATAGGTACATACACGATTATTCACCTCTTGTTTTTATTTTTATTATACCAAATTTAGAAAGGAAAAAACAATGAGACCAAAACGATATCTGTATAACTCTAAACCAAATCGGGTGAATGTTTTAGATAGTCGTTTCTATACACGACTAATCATTGAAACTAGTGACGGAAAGAAAAAAAATAGCAGAAGTCACATTGGATGATGTAACTCCTGCTGCTGGATATACCGTAAGGCTAAGGCCAAAATATGACTAGCCTTTAGGAGGGAATGGATCTTTACCGTGGCTGTCTCGGCTTTGGATTCTCCCATCTTTGCCATGAATGATAAGTTCGGAACCTTGATTTCGTGAAATCTGTCTAGCAATATTTGTAGCTTCATTCTTCGTAGTAGTGTGAACTGTTGCTCTTGAATTGCCAGCACCTTTTACGTTCCAACCGCCATTCTTGGCAGGAACAACATGTTGGTTTTTACCCATGATTGTATCTCCTTTCTGTTTAGATTGTGACTAAAACGGTGAGAGGTCCTAGTCAAGAATGATTATAACATAGACTGCAGAAAAACACAACATGTTGTTATTCAAATATACTAGTAAAACAACATATAGTGTTTTTGGAGGTATAAAATGTGGGAACAGTTAAACAGAATCATGCAAGAAAGAAATTTGAATGGCTATCAATTATCTAAGATGGCTGGAGTTAATCGAAGTTTCTTTTCTGACTTAAAAAATGGAAAGGTGAAATACCTTTCTTGGCCGAATATGTGCAAAATTGCCGACGCACTGGAAGTCAGCTTAGATGAATTTAGATAACAAAAAAGCACCTAACAGAAGTTAGGCGCATAGAAAAATAACCAATAAAATTATATCACAGAAAGAGAGGAAATAGCAAATGGCTTTGGAATTATTCGGTGAAGATTTCAAAAACGAACTATTTCAAGACCTTGTGAAGCTTAACGTCGAAGCTTTAAAAGAAGCTAAAAGACAAGTCTCAAGGAAGATTAGCATGGTGCCAATCAAGGAAGTCATGCAAGCTACTGGTTGGGGCAGAAAGCGCATCGAGGATTTTCGAGATCAAGGCAAATTCAGCTATCAGCAAAATGTGAAAGGTGGCAAGTGCTTGTACGACTTGAACGATGTACTACGATTTCAAAGTCAGTTAGCGAAGAGAGGATAACATGAACCTACCAACAAGAATTAAAAACTATTTTCAGCGCATCGCTGACCAGTAAAAATTATTAGAGGTATAGAAAATGGAAATTAAATATGTTTATGAAAAGACACAATTAGGGTGGGGTTGGCAAGTTGCCCTAGACGGACAAAAGCTATTCTATCCTTTTGGCAAACTAAAAGGTGTGAAACGCTTTGTGAAGGAAAATTTGGATATTTTGATCCAGAAGCTAGAAAGTGAAGAAAACTATGGACTAGCCTTCTATGCCTGTGGGTATAACGGACAGTCACAACAAGAGTACATAGATTATTGGGAAAAACAAGGTTTGACCGTGTTTTAATTCAAGGAGAATAATATGACAGAACCAACTTTATCAAGCCAATTGCTGGGCTTAGTAGCGGTTTTCATTGGGATGTTTATCTTAATGCTATTTACGGCTAAAAACGAAAAATCGGATGAGCAAAATGTAGTGGTCATCATTGAAGAAACAGAAGATTTCAGAGAAGTTGCTCGAAGAAACCTGAGAATGTGTGACAGAAAGTCAACATATGATACACAACCACCTGTAGGACTTCCTTCATCAATTGAGGATGTACCACAAGTTTTTAGAGCATGTATCGAAGATTATGACAGACTAGCTAACGACTACCAGGAAGAAGCAAGAATTAATGACCTTCTAAGAAGTCAAAATGCGAATCTCTTAGAGGAAAATGGACGATTGCTCTACAAGGAAATGACCATGGATTTTCGTCAGAATCCTAGAAAATGGAGGGCAAAGACATGACTGTTAGTCGTGATATGAGCGAGATGGAAATACGTGTGTTAAACATGATTATGAATTGTGCGACCTTCGATTTGCCCATTCAGGCGAGTGAAATTCGCTTAGAAACTGGACTTCCAAAACGTAAGCTGGAAGAGATTATCGAAAGCCTACGTGTGAATTTTAGGCATCCTATCGTAGCTAAGAAGATGAAGCCGAACGGCTACTATTTGCCTCGTAACGAGGAAGAACGACAAGCTGGCCTTGCCCCTTATCGTCGTCAAATTTTGACCGAGCAAAAGAATCTCGCTGCGGTGATGAATGTTGATTTGGATAAGTATTGGGGGAATAGTGCATGAGTGAAGAATTTAGAATATTACCTCATGATCTAGTCGCAGAACAGTCTGTTCTTGGAGCGGTATTTATCGCACCTGACACTATCATTTCGCTGGCAGACGAATTGGTTCCAGATGATTTTTACAAGCCTGCAAATAAGATAGTGTTTAAAACCATGTTGTCTCTACTTGAAAAAGGTGAGCCAATCGATGCTACGACTATGGCCTCTGCTCTTAATAATCAGGGAGATATTTCAAAAATCGGGGGCATCACATACATTGTCGAGTTAGTTAACTCCACACCAACTTCCAAAAACGTGGAGCACTACGCTAAGCTCGTAAAAGAAAAGGCTACGCTCAGAAAGATGATAGCGGACCTATCTGACTCCCTCTCGAGTGCTTATCAGGGTGATGTGTCCATCGATGATATCATTGCAAAGACTGAAAAATCCATGCTTGATATCAGCAATCAAAATATGGGCATTGGATTTCGTAATGTGGCTGATATCCTTGATACACACATGCAGATGGTCGAGACTCGCTCTCAGACAGATGGAGTTGTGACAGGTCTATCTACTGGATTCGTTGGACTGGACAAGATTACGACTGGTCTTCATGAGGATAATCTCATTATCCTTGCTGCTCGTCCTGCTATGGGTAAGACGGCGCTAGCTCTGAATATCGCTCAGTACATCGCTGTGAAAGAGAAAAAGCCTGTCGCCATTTTCTCGCTTGAAATGGGAGCGGAAAGCTTGATTGAGCGGATGTTAGCATCTGAGGGAATGGTTGAAGGGTATCATCTTAAAACTGGGAATCTGAGTGTTGAGGAATGGAGTAGGCTAGTGCATGCGCAAGGGAATCTCTATGATGCACCTATCTTCGTAGATGATACGGCAGGTATTCGCATATCTGAGATACGGTCAAATGCTCGAAAGCTTGCACAGGAGATGGGAGGCCTTGGAGTCATTATCATTGACTACTTGCAATTGATCACTGGCTCGAAAGGCGAGAATCGTCAACAGGTAGTTTCTGAGATTTCTAGAGAATTGAAGATACTAGCTAAGGATTTGAAAGTACCTGTCATTGCCTTGTCACAGTTAAGCCGGGCAGTTGAGCAGAGACAGGACAAGCGCCCGATGCTGGCAGACTTGCGAGAGTCTGGCTCTATTGAGCAAGATGCTGATATTGTTGCTTTTTTATATCGTGACGCCTACTATCAGAAGGAACAGGGAGACAGTCAAGAAGCGAATAATGTGACGGAGCTGATCCTGGAAAAAAATCGGCATGGCAGTCTCGGTACAGTGAAGTTGTATTTTCACAAAGAATACACAAAATTTTCAAGTGTGGAGGAGTAGATGGCAGAAAGAAGAATGGTCAGCAAGACCATTATGCAAACACAAAAATTTTTAAGACTACCGCTTGAAACTCAAGCCTTGTATGTTCATTTAGTCATCAATTCAGATGATGACGGAATTGTCGAAGCATTTCCAGTTGTTAGAATGATTGGTGCCAGTGAGGACAGTTTAGGCCTATTAGTTATCAAGCAGTTTATAAAACCACTTAATCAAGACATGGTCTATTTCATTACGGATTTCAACGAACAAAATAAAATTAGACCAGATAGACACAAGCCTAGTATACACAGGAATTTAGCTATTCAACAACTTGGATTAGAAGTTGACGGAAGTAGATTGGTTGAGCCTGGAAAGGTAGTTCTAGAGCTTACTGAAGAAGGTCAGACAGTTGACGGACAAATGACGGACGAATGTCCGCATAGTATAGGTAAGTATAGTATAGGTGAGGGTAGTATAGATAATATCCCTTACAAAGAAATTATCGATTATCTTAATTCAAAGACAGGAAAGAAATATAGAGATAATGTTCAGAAGAACAAATCTCTGATTAAGGCTAGATGGTCTGAAGGATATCGATTAGAAGACTTTAAACAAGTCATTGATAATATGGTTAAGGATTGGTCAGGTACGAAGTATGCGAAATACTTGAGACCAGAAACCCTCTTTGGAACGAAGTTCGATGGTTATTTGAATCAAGGCAATGTTGTTAAGCGTGAAAAGAAAACAGACGAAAGGCTAGGATTTTAAATGAAACAGTTTAAACAATTCAGAACCAGAACAGTTCTTGATGATATCTGTGAAATCCATGGATGCCATCTTTGGTCTGTTAAGATTCCCATCAAGGGCAAGGTTGAGGAAATCAGTCAATGTCCTGAGTGCGAGAAAGAGAACACCCGACTATTTGAAAAGCAACTAAATATGGAATCTGAGGTAAAAAGTAAACTATCGGATACTTACGAGGTCTTTGCTCGCGATAGTATCGTTTCAAGCAAGTTGGCCAGCAAATCACTACATGATTATGAAATTCGAGTTGACATCGATGAGAATGCTATGAATTTTGTGAAACGATTGGAGCGTTGCTATGCCAAAGGTGAGACTGGGAATGCTATCATCACTGGTCCATCTGGTGTTGGGAAGAGTCATCTTACCTATGGCTTTGCTCGGTTTCTGAATGAGCAGTTTAAGGCATATGATGAACCGAAAAGTGTGCTCTTTGTGTCTGTTGTGGCTTTGTTTGATAAGATTCGAGAAAGCTTTGAGTTTGACAATGGATTTTCAGAAGCGAAGATGGTCAAGCTGCTGTCTGAGGTTGATTTTCTCTTCCTGGACGACCTTGGAAAAGAGAGTCGCAAGGATGATACGAAGCGGAACGAGTGGGCGCATCAGATATTGTTCAAGATTCTGGATAATCGGACAAATACGATTATCAACACGAATTTAAGTAGCGAAGAAATCAAGGAGCTCTATTCGGATGATTTTGGGAATGGTGCTTTATCAAGTCGCATCTTTGAAGGAGCGACAGGCAGATGCTTTGTGTATCCAGCTGGGATGAAGGATAGGAGGTATTGATTATCAAAAAAATGGTAGTCTGGGCACTCTTCGATAGTGGGAATGGTTCTTACTTCAAGGGTGCTAACTCTCTGAATAGTTCGGGGGGGGCGAATATTGAAATCTATTCAATCGGAATAGATATAGAAAACAAGAACAATCATTTTATAAATTTGAATCTTGCTGACTATGGGCAATTGTTCGGAGACAATACGTTTTTTGATGAGCTAGACAAATTGCCAAAACCTGATTTGATTATAGCTAGTCCACCATGCGAAAGTTGGTCAAATGCTTCTGCCATGGAAAATGGAAATGCGTGTTGGAAACGCAATGATATTTCTGACAACCTATTTGCTCCTCAAGTAAGACCTTCGCCTTTCACAATCCGGTCAAAACAGGATTATGAATCAGCCTACATAAATTACCAGTATGATAGACAATTTCTAAAAAGGGTCAATGGCGAACTAACAACTTTCAACACAATAGAAATCATAAAAAGATACAGACCACAATTTTGGGTTATTGAGAATCCAGCTGCTGACAGACTGTGGCCTTACATTGAGGATATTATTGGATTCAGAATTCCATACAAAAATCTAGCTAGATACAATAATTATGATTATCCTTTACAAAAAAGGACGATTTTTGGAAGCAATATTGAACTTAATCTTAAAAATAAAATTATCAAGCAGGACATTGAGTGGAAAAACTTTTCAAAATCATATAATGAGCGTTCGAACATTCCTCAAAAACTTGTGATCGAGATTTTTGAGAAAATATATAAAGAATTTTTAAAGGAGAATAAAAATGATCAATAATGTTGTGTTGATTGGCCGCTTGACTCGTGATCCTGAATTACGATATACGCCATCGAACGTGGCGGTTGCGACTTTCAACCTTGCAGTAAATCGTAATTTCAAGGGTGCGAATGGAGAGCGAGAGGCCGACTTCATCAATTGCATCATGTGGCGTAAGCAAGCTGAAAATTTTGCAAATTGGGTCAGAAAAGGCGCTCTTGTAGGAATCACAGGTCGCATCCAGACTCGTAGTTATGAAAATCAACACGGTCAGCGTGTGTATGTGACAGAAGTAGTAGCCGAGAGTTTTCAAACGCTTGAAAAGAAGGATAATTCTGAGAACCAAGCGAGCATGGAAAACCAGATGCCCCCAGGTTTTGGCGCAACAAATCCGATGGATATTTCAGATAATGATTTGCCGTTTTGATTTCACCCAGGAGATAAAGAATGAAATTTGACAAACAAGTCTTAATTGACGGATTGAATCAGTCAATTGAGCAGACAGAGCAGGAAATCGAGGAGTATTCGAAGCCGTGCAATAAACGAGTTGCACAAGGGCAGACTGCTCATCGTGAATTTTTGAAGAAAAAATTGAAGAAAATGAAAAAACAGTTGGAGGAATTGGAAGATGAATAAGCATGAAGCATTAAAACAAATTGAAGAGCAAAGAGACATGATTTTGGATCTACATGGTTGGGGTGTATTTGGTTATATCAAAGGAATTATTAATCAACTTGATGAACCGAAAAAAATTGAACTTCCAAAAGTTGATTTTAAAAAATCTCAAAAAGTAACAATTCCGCAATTTGTTGCGGATTGGATTGAGGAATCTAAAAAATCTTGTGAAAATGTTGTGGAATTTTTCGAATACAGAAATCCGAGTTTTGAAACAACTAAATGGATAGAAGAGGGAAAACGATTCGATTTAATTGCTCGAGCTTGGCTTGACGGCTACGAGATAGAGGAAGAACCGAAGTATATTGTGAAGTTGAAAAACGCTTGTGCGAATAACGAAACTTTGAACCATCGAAAAAAATCAAAAGAATGGCTTTTCTCAGACCGTGAAGAAAACTCGCTTTATAACACAAAACACACCCGAAAAGAACTAGAAGAAGCAGGCTTCGGCTGGGTGTTCAATTGCGATGGTGTGGAAGTCGAGGAGGTGGAATAAATGGAAAATTTAATGTTTTGGGGAATGTTTATAGCTTGTTTGCTGATTTCAGCTATGACATTCTACATTATGTATTCTCAGGCTATGGTCAATAGAGATTTGGAAAGAAAATACAATGACTTAAAACAAGAAATTATAAGAGTTTTTGGTTGGGATGAATATGATTGGGCAAATAATTTTAGGGATTATGCTCGCAAAGTTGACGGACTTATAAAATTTAAAAAAGAAATTGAGCAACTTGAAATTATTAAAAAAGCATTAGAAGTCAAAAGTTTGGAAGAGTTGCAGAAGAAGAAAGAACAGATTGAAAGTGTAATCAAAACGCTAGAAAATTGAGGAGGTTGAGTGATGCCTAGAAAGATACAAGCAACGATTACACAAGATCTATATGACCATGTCGAAGCCATTAAAGAATATGGTGGTTATGGAAGCGTGTCTGAAGTAGTCAATAAAGCACTTGAAAAGTTAGTAAATGACCATGATAGCAATGAAATTTATAAATATTATTTGCAAATGGTCAGAGATGGAAGAAAAGAGGTGGAGTGATGGTACAAACACTTGAACAAGCTACAAAAACTGAAAGCAAACGCATAAAAATCCCTGCGAAAATCAGACCGTTTGATGTAGGTTATCGAGTAATAAACAAACACGGTCAAGCGCTCGCTTTAAGAAATGGGGCAAGTATATTCGCTTTACCTTCGCTTGCTGAAAAAGCCATAAAGAAAGAGTTTGGGAAAAACGATCTAGGTTTTGATATTGAAGAGCATTCTGTTGAAGAGGTTGCTATTATCAATTTAAGTAAACTTTATAGATACTTTGAGGAGCTAGAGCGATGAATATTGAACGAATTTGGGGATATCCGTCTAAGAATACATTTTCAATAAAGCCAATCGCAAAACTTTTAAGTGAAGAAGTCATAGATGGCTTGTGGATTGACCCTTTTGCAAATAATGCTAAAATCGCTACGATAACAAATGACTTAAATACCGAATTTGATACAGATTATCATCTTGATGCTCTAGAGTTTCTGAAGATGTTTTCTAATAGTTCCGTTGACGGAATTCTTTATGATCCTCCATACTCGACGAGACAAATTTCAGAAGTATATAATGGTGTAGGACTACCCGTAAATAGAGAAACAACTCAATCGACATTCTGGACCAAACAAAAGAAAGAGATAGCAAGGATTGTGAAAATCGGCGGAAAAGTTATTTCTTTCGGCTGGAATAGTGGTGGAGTTGGAAAGAAGAACGGATTTGAAGTGATTCGTGTTCTATTGGTTCCGCATGGAGGACATCACAATGACACAATTGTCACAATTGAAGAAAAAATTAGAGAGGTTGAAGATTGAAACGTTTTATCACAATCTGGATTTTATTGTCTGCTGGATTGAATATCTGGCAGATGGACAAGATTCGGAATCTAGAAGAAAAAAAGCCGATGGTTATCTACAAAGCTGACAATCAAAGCGCTGAGATATAGGGCAACTCGTTTTGCACACAGCAAAGTCAATCATTAAAGATGAGAATTTGTTAGGAAGTAACGGGACGTTCGCTATTGACGGGCACAAGTTCGAGATAAAGATATCAGAGGTATCTGAAAAGAGGTAAATATGGCAAATTTTGCAGAAGGAACAATTAAACTAAGAGGACGTGCAGAAAATATTAAATCGGCTTTGAAATATATGTTTGAAGCTGTTGGAAATGTCACAATCGAAGAAGATAAAGATGGTGAGCTAATCATTTTTACTTCATCAGACTCTTATTTTTATATCAATGGCACAAAACGTGCTTTTATCGACGGTGAAAGTTTTGAAATTCATCTTGATGATGATTTTCTTATCATCGAGCTTAATAATTTTATGCAGGCATGGCGCGCTATCCCAGACAATTACATAGAAATCTCTGAAAAATTTAATGTTGACATTAAGATATTCACGTTTGAACAAGGTATGCAATTTACACAAGAAATTGAAATCTCAAAAGGTGAAATTTTAAAAGATATCGTACGTAAGTATAATAATTATAAATGGGAAGTTCCGTTCAGTAATTTTGGAGGATAAATTATGAACACACTAGACAGAGTGAAACAATGGTTTATTGACCGTGACCTTGAAAACGGGGGAGAATGATGGCTAAAGATATTTTAACAGATCTAGCATTTGAAAATGTACACAAATGTCTGGGAATTCCTGATTGGAACGAATCTGATGAAGTAATTCTTGTTAGTTTTGCTAATAAAGAAAAAATTGAAGCAGATAAAAGTTACCGTTCGACTGAAAATTGTAATTATTTGGGCAAACGAATTTATATCTTCTGTGAACAAGTGAAGAAAAATAATTACATCACGTTACATAAATCTATGTTAGAAAAAATTATTAAGACTATGGAATCATTTAAAGAAGTGGAGGAAAAGTAAGATGAATACAAAAATGAATTTGGAAGAAAAGGTTCAACAGTGGTTTGTTGACCGAAATTTACATGAAGCAAATCCAGTCAAGCAGTTTTTGAAGCTCATGGAAGAGTCAGGAGAATTGTTTGAGGGAATTGCAAAGGACAAATCTGAGCTGATTTATGATGCGCTTGGTGATATTCAAGTCGTCTTGATTGGGCTTGAGCAACAAATCAAGAATGGTGCTCAGATTTCAGCTAATCAACAGGAACTTGAATTGCTACTGATGGTTTCAAGTTTGGGCAATATCGCTCAGAAACTATATGCTCACATCAGTCACAATGAAACGAAGATGCCTCTGATTAAGTCTGACTTGATGTTTCTTGATAGCGTGATCAGTTCTGTTTCATTTTTCAATGGGACAGACGCATACAGTTGCTTGCAGATTGCTTATGATGCTATTAAAGACCGAAAGGGCAAAATGGTTGATGGGGTATTTGTGAAAGAGGAGGATTTGAAATGAAAAAATTAGGAATTATTTTAGGGTTTGTATTTGTAATCGTTGCATCACCGTTCGTGGTTCAGTATGGATGGAATGAAATTATCACAACGATCGTTCCGGTTGGTAGAATTACAGTTTGGCAAGCTTTTGGGATGGATATGCTACTATCTTTCATTTTTTCTGTGCCATCTAGCAAAAAAGTATCTGAAGAGGAATTTTTATATTCTATAAAAAGTGGTATTTCAAAAATTATTACATGTGCATTTTTGATATGGTTAGCTAGTTTGTTTATTTAAGGAGTGTTGGCATGATACCAAGATTTAGGGTTTGGCTTCCAGATACTATTCAGATGTTGAGAGTGAAAGCACTCGTTAGGAGATTTGCAAGATGCAGCTAAGATTGAAAGAACTTAGAGAGGATCTATGTCTCTCTGTCAAAGATATGGCTAGGGATACGGGTGTTTCTCAAAATACAATTCACTTGTATGAGCGAGGTGGATATCCATCTATTAAGCAAATTGAAATGATTGCTAAAACCTATGATGTAAATCCTGCTTGGCTTGTAGGGTGGATAGATGATGAAATGATGCCTGCAATCCAGGTAGTTGAAAAAGTGGTCTACAAAGAGAGTCCAACAGCAAGACTGCCAGATCATCACAATAACAATAACGATGGTAAGATTATCAAATGGGTTAAATCTAAAAGATATATGGGAGGTAAGGTTTGGTCAAAAAGAACTTAACAAAAGCACGAAGGGATTATCTTGAGTTTGAACTCGATGATAAATATTTAAAGATTGACAAACTTATCGGCCAACGAAGGCATGAGCTAGAACGTTTGTACGAAGTTAAACATCTTACTGTTCCTGGTATTGATGATACTGGAGCAAGTGGCAGTGGGACATTCGTCAACAGGTCGGAGAATCTAGCGGTTGCTTATGCAAGTGATCCTATGATTTTAAGATTAGAAAATCTCCAAAACGCTATTTCCCAATTACTAGAGAATCTAGAACCAGATGACAAAAAAATATTTTATCTTCGTTGGGGAGAACATACTGGATACGACTGGATTCAAGTTTGGCACATCATGGAGAACGGAGAAACTGGGTACTTGTATAGACACAGCAAGCAAATTTACAGAAGACGTGAAGTGATTCTCGATACACTTTCAAATTTGCTCTTTATGTAAAGTTGTCAAAAAAACATATAGAATTGACAAAAAGAATGTGGTAAATTAGTATCATGAAGAATAGCAGAGAGGAAACCTCTGCTTTTTTTGTGCATTAAAAAAGGAGGTGAGGATATGTGGTAGTTGTTGAACCAATCAGAAATAGAGATGATGTTCAGCTTATGATTGAATGGTTGACGAAGCATAGCGCAGTCAAAGAGTCAGATAGACAACGCAACCTCATGCTCTTCTTGTCTGGTGTTAATCTGGGATTTCGTATTGGCGATATCGTTAAATTGAAAGTAAAGCATGTTAAAGGTTGGCATGTTCAGATCGTAGATGAAAAGACAGACAAGCCGACTAAGCGAAAGATGCCAAAGAAATTCAAGAATGCTATGAGGCAATACATCAAAGACAAGAAAGATGAGGACTTTCTCTTTCCGAGCCGAAACGGAAAGCACCAACACATAAAACCAAACACAGCTTACAAGATCATAAAGAGAGCTGCTGAAGAAGTTGGTCTGGAAAACATAGCTACTCACTCGATGAGAAAGACCTTTGGTTTATTCATGTACGATCAAACCAAGGATGTCGCTCTGATAATGGACCTACTGAACCACTCAAGCCAGAGTATTTCACTAAGATATATCGGCAAAAATCAAGATTCACAAGACAGAGCCATGACGAAGTTTCAAGGCTTTTAATTTTTTTATTTTACTATCAATTCATTGTTTTGAGGTTATGATGATTTCATTTTATGTATGCAGGATAAACGCTTGATAAGTCTGAGTTAAAACTCATGTAGCGAGTTCACTAGAATATGTAAAACAAGGAATTGAGATAGCAAAAACAAAGGAGTTTACATAGTTATGAAAGGCATTATTAAAAGACTTTTTAATAAAAGAACCACCAAACAAAAAACATTAGGAAAAATTGTAGTTGGAGTCGAAATTGAAAATCGTTTAGAGTTACAAGAGCTAACTCAAGAATGTTGTGAAGCAATCGAACACTTGAACAATTGTATTGACAAACTAAATAAATTCGAGCTTAAAGCATCAACATCGATAATAAATGATTGAAGTTTCAACAAGAGCAGACCGAACAGAGTTTTACAATTCAGGAGACTGGAGAGAGCTTCGGAAGTTAGCACTTGAACGTGATCACAATGAATGTGTTTGGTGTAAAGCTGAAGGAAGAACTACAACAGACAACCTAGAGGTTGACCATATCAAAGAACTAGAGTTCTATCCAGAGTTCGCTCTTGAGCTTGACAACCTTAGAACTCTATGCAAAGAATGTCACAATAAACGTCACGGTCGTTTTCAATTTCGAAAATCAAAAAAATTGATTGAGAAAAATTTCAGAACAGATGAATTTTGGGGATGACAACACCCCCCGGTCAAAAAAATCCAGTGTTTTTAAGGTTTTGGGAACCGGTGGGAGGGGTTAACTGTCCAAATTTTTAACAAAAAATTAAAGGGGGTGGGGGGTAATGGAAGAATACTCAGAAAAAAATATAAAAGAATTAGAAAATCAGCTACTTTCTAAAATCGGATATTTTAGTCCTAGAAAAAAGGATGCGATCCAGTACGAAAAAGTGAATCGTTATCTTTATCTCGTCAGACTGCTCTATGAACTGAAAGCTAAACTTCATGAAGACGGATTGGTCATCACTGTTCACAATGGGCAGCAGAGATTTCAAAAAGCGAATTCTCTCATCAAGGAAATTAACACAACCAGCAATCAGCTTTTGGCGATTGAGCGCTCGTTTGATTTCGAGGTGGAAAACTCTCCTGTTGAGAAACCTACGTCTGGAAGTGATCTGTTATGATTTCTCATCCGTTGGTTGATGACTATATCAGAATGGCTGAGAGTGGAGAAATCGTCGTCAACGAAGAAAGAAAGTTGCTGTTTAAAATCATCAAAGAGAAAATCTATCCTCGTGATGATCTATATTTTGATAATGACCTGATTGAGAAATTCATTCGGTTTACGGAAAAGAACTTTTTCCCTCTAGCGAAATACCAGCTTTTTTTGACTCCGTTCATTTTTCTTTTTAGGAAAGAGGACGGGGAACCACACTTTGACGAATATCTATACACTCTTGCTCGTGGAGGTGGTAAGAATGGTTTCATGTCTGCCCGCTCCTCGTTCTTTATCAGTCCTATTTATCCCATCAGAGATTATGATGTGACTATCACTGCTAACTCTGAGAAACAAGGGAAGGTTTCTTTTGAGGAAGTCTATGAGACTATCCAAAGGCGTGGTCTTGAAGACCATTTCTATCTAACTAAAATGTCTATCACAGGTCGAGCGAACAACTCGGTCTTTTCTTTTCGGACGAATAATCCGAAGACCATGGACTCTGCCCGTGATGGCTGTCTTGAGTTTGATGAGATTCATCAGTTTGAAGATGATAAGGCCGTGAAGGTCCAAAGGTCTGGTCTTGGTAAGATTGCTCATGCTCGGACTTTCTACAACGGTACGAATGGATATGTGCGTGAGGGATTCTATGACAAGTTGATAGAAAAGTCTATGCAAATCTTGAATGGAGAGGTTGATGACTTTAGGTTGTTCCCTTTTATCTGCAAGCTAGACAATGCGGATGAAGTGGACGACATGAAGAACTGGCCAAAGGCAAATCCCATGTTGGATGAAAGTACGCCTTACGCTAAAAGGCTGCTTGCGAGAACCAAGGCTGACTATGATGACCTTGTGTTGGAACCGTCTGGCCGTCAGGAGTTCATGACAAAACGGATGAATCTTCCTGAAGCGGACCTTGAGAAAGATGTAACCTCTCGAGAAAAGCTAGTAGCTTGTCTACGTTCTCCTGGTATCGACTTGAAAGGCCGGTCATGTGTGGCTGGGTTTGACTATGCGAGTATCCGAGACTTTGCGAGTGTCGGTTTGCTATTTAAGAATGGGGATGAGTTTATCTGGAAGCAACATTCATTTGCTCGCAAAGCATTCTTGAAAGCTTTCAAGCTAAAAGCTCCTATTCAGGAATGGGCAGACAGAGGTTTATTTACGATTGTGGACGGTCCTAGTATTGATCCACGGCTTTTGATTGCGAAGCTGGAAGAATGGAGAAATCTTTATCAGATTGAGCTTGTATGCGCCGATGGTTTCAGAATGGACTTGTTGAAGCCATTGCTAGAAGAGGCAGGATTTGAATATGAGTTCTTACGGAATCCTGGGGCTATCCAATCTAAGGTAGCGCCAATCATCGAAGATGGATTTGCAAATGAGCGGTTTGTCTTTGAAGATGATAACTCTATGATCTGGTATACAGACAACACCTACGTCAAAGAGGATAAGGATGGCAATAAGCGTTTCTTGAAGAAAGAACCTGTCAGAAGAAAGACAGATGGTTTCCACGCTTTGATAGCTGCTCTCTACAAGCGTGAGATAGTGCAAGAGTCGAATGTTGGGGAATTCCTTGACATGATTGATAGTTGGGATTTTTAATCTAAGCATAAATTTTGGGTGGGTGGTCGGCAGAAATTAAAAGAAAGGAGGTTGCAACATGGGGTGGCTTGATATTTTCAAAGCTCGGAAGGAAGTGATTACTGGTTTTGATTTTGATGATTTAGAGCGAATTTTTGGGAGTCTTTATCTCAAAAGTTTAGCTATAGATAAATCAGCTGAATTTGTAGCTCGTATCTTTGCAAAGTCTGAGTTTCGCTACATGGTCAAAAACAAGCACGAACGCTCTAATTGGGATTATCTTTTAAATGTCCGTCCGAATCGCAATGAGTCTGCTTCAGAATTTTGGCAAAAGGTGATTTATCGTCTATTGACAAAAAATGAAGTACTCATCATCTTGTCAGATGATGATCAACTATTAGTCGCTGATAGCTTCACTCGAAAACGATATGCAGTCTATGATGATACCTTTGAAACGGTATCTGTGCGAGATTATACGTTTCAGAGAAAGTTTGCTATGAGTGATGTGATTTTTTTGCAGTATAACAACAATCGACTGCAAGAATACATGAGCGACTTATTTGCGGACTATGAAAAGCTACATAGTCGCTTGGTCGAGGCCTTGGGTCGTAATAATCAGATTCGGGGTATTCTGAACACTAAGACAAACGGTACCTTTAATGAGGAAAGACTTAAGCAGATGCAAGAATATGCTGATGGTCTATTCAAATCATTTACTAAAAAATCAGTGGCTATTGTTCCAGCTCAAAACGGGCTGGACTACAACGAATTGACAAACACGGTTGGTACTTCGAATCTGTCTGTTGATGAGTTGAAAAAACTTCGAAGGCAATTTGATGATGAAGTTGCTGATATATTGGGTATTCCAACTGCATTGATGCACGGGGATATGGCTAATCTAGAAAACAGTCAGAAAATGTTTACTAGTTACTGCTATAAATCTCTAGTGAAGAAGGTATCTGACGGGCTAAATCATGCCATGGTTGGTCCTGATGCTTATGCTGGGGAACGTTTCTTTGTCATTATCGGGGAAGGTCAGAGGGATAAGTTTGCTTTGGCTGAAAACATTGATAAGTTAATTTCCTCTGGAGCAATGCTGATCAATGAAGTTCGAGCGGAGCTAGGACTTGAGGCGGTTCCTTGGGGCGATAAACCAGTCATGACTAAAAATTATCAGATTGGCAAGGAAATAGAGAAAGGAGGTAAAAAAGAAGATGAAGGTAATTCCAATTAAAGGAACAATTATCTCAAATAACAGCAAGTGGATCTACGAGTTATTTGAGAGGGAAGCTACTGCACCAAAAGACATTGTATTGCCGGAAACTGGAGAAGATGTAGAAATTCATATTAACTCTGGTGGTGGGGATGTCTACGCTGGTAGCGAAATCTACACGGCTTTACGCGCTTACTCTGGTCGAGTAACTGTCAAAATCGTAGGTATTGCAGCGAGCGCTGCTAGTGTCATTGCTATGGCTGGTGATTCTGTTGAAATCAGCCCAACCGCTCAAATTATGATTCATAATGTATCCTCTGGCGTTTATGGAGATCATAACGCTTTAGAGCATGAGGCGGCTGTGTTGAAAGGTTTTAACAAGTCTATTGCGAGCGCTTACGTCCATAAGACAGGGAAAACATTAAATGATTTATTGGAGCTAATGAATCAGACAACTTGGTTTGATGCAGAATCGGCCGTTGAGAATGGTTTTGCGGATAAGGTGATGTTTGCGCAAGAGGTTGCTCCTCTACTAGTAGCGAGCGAAACGCCAATGATCCCGCAAGATTTTATCGAGCGGATGCAGGCTACTATGACTCCTGATGTGGACAAGATTGCTGAGCTAGTGGCTCAAAAACTAGCAGAGCATGAGCCAGAAAAAGAAAAAACTGAAAATAAGAAAGCGACTGAGCCTAGTGGTTTCGGTCGTTTTGCATTTTAAGAAAGGAAAATTTAAACATGATGAAATTATCAGATGAATTCAAAACAGCTCGTAAGAACTTTCTGGATGCTGTTACAAACAATGAACCTGCTGAAAAGCAAGGAGAACTTTATGAGAAGATGCTTAACGCCATTCTGGATGAAGCAAAGAAATCAGCTCGTGAGGAAGTAGATGGCCTTGTTGCAGTAAGTCCATTTGATGAAAAATTGTCTCTTCGTGAACGTGAATTTTTCAACAATTTGGACAAAAAAGCTCCAGAAAAAATCGAAAAGTTCTTCCCACAAGAAACAGTTGACCGTATCTTTGAAGATATGGTACAAGAACATCCATTGCTTGAACATATTGGACTCCGTAACGGTGGCCCTCGTTTGAAGTTCCTTAGCTCTACTACAACAGGTGTAGCAGTTTGGGGGAAAATCAACGATGAAATCAAGGGTCAATTGACTGCTGGATTCGGTGAAGAAGAAGCTATTCAGAACAAATTGACTGCCTTTGTTGTTCTTCCAAAAGACACAGAAAAGTTCGGACCTGGTTGGCTTCATTCTTTCGTATCTGCTCAGCTTACAGAAGCTTTCGCTGTTGCTCTTGAAGCAGCCTTTTTGAATGGGGATGGAGATGAAAAGCCAATCGGTTTGTCCCGTACTTTGACAGGAACGGTTGCAGCAGGGAAAACAACATACAATGCTAAGACATCATCTGGTGATGTAACTCTTGGAGCAAAAGGAAAAACGACCGAAGAAAAAGCTAACATCACAATCAATGAATTCAAAGAAATTTACAAATACCATTCCACTAAAGCAAACGGGAAACCTGTAGTAACTCGTGGAAACATGGTTATCGTTGTAAATACGAGCGATGAACTTGACTTTACAACTCAATTCACCACTCTGAATGGACTTGGTGTATTTGTAACAAATCTTCCATTCAATCCAATTGTAATCCCATCAATTGCTCAAGAAGCAGGTAAAATCACTACTTTTGTAAAAGGGCGTTACGATGCAGTTATTGGCGGTGGAATTGAATTTGATACCTTTGACCAAACTCTTGCTTTTGACGATCTCAATCTTCACACTGGCAAACAATTTGCATACGGGAAACCACATGATGAAAAAACCGCTGCGGTTTGGACCCTAAAACTTGGTAAAGACTAAGGTGTTGCCCTATGGAGGAGACAAAAGAACTTCACCCACTCCTTGAAGCATTTAAGGAGCGGATGAGAATTTTTCACAGTGGAGAGGATAATAACCTCTCCCGTATGTTGGAAAGTTCTGAGTTAGCGATTCACAGTTTAGTCGGTAGTAAGAACACTAGCGATCCACGAGTGAGAGAGCTTATTTTAGAACGTTCACGATACGTCTACAATGACCAGGTAGAGTTTTTCTATCAAAACTTTCAAGGTGATTTAATGGCGTTGTCTCTAGAAAACTATAAATCGGAGGAAAAACATGATTAAGGTTTTAAAAGAATTTTATGACTCGAAAGCTGGAATGGTCCGCAAAGAGGGCGATACATTCGAAGAAACTAAGGAACGTTTTGACGAAATCAAAACAGCTTTACCTGACTTTGTTGAATGGGAAGATAAAACTACAGAAGTAACTGAAACATCACCATACTATGCATAACCGCCCCAGCTATCGCTACAAAAAGCCTGAGGCTCAAAATGGAGACCTGAGAACCCCCTTGACTTTCTATACTTCTAAAGTCGAGGAGGGGCTTCATGGTCGTGATGTATCTCACGAGAAGGCTTTTTACACAATCGGGCAAGTCTACTCTCCTAGTTTCAAAGATATTGAAATCGCAACCGGGAAGTCGATGAAAGCTAAGATGACTCTAAAAATTCGAGATCCTTTGTCTGATTATCAGCCGAAGAATGAGCATTTTGTCGAAGTTGGCGATATTCGTCTTAGTGGTGAAAAATGGCAAATTATCGATGTTCGTCCTGATTTTGACAATCGGGATTTTTTGATAGTCGTCATTGGTGGTGGTCAAGATGTCTAGTGGAGCAGAATTGAGAGGTTTCGACGATGTTTTGAGAAACATTGAGCTACATCTTGGCAATAACAAGGTTAAACGTGCTACTAGTCGAGCCTTGAAGGCAGTAGCAAACGAGACTCTAGAAGAGTTCAAAGGTGCTCTGCAGGTCTACAAAGATACTGGAGAAACTATCGAAAGTGCTACTGCTGGACGTGTGACAGGTCTTGCTGCTGGCGTTCCTGTTGTGAAAATCGGTTTTGGCGAGGGTTCTCGCTGGCGTTTGGTTCACTTGAACGAGTTTGGATATGGTAAGAATCCACATCCAAGGGGGTTCGGCGTTATCAGACGGTTTTCAGAGGCTCATGCTAAAACATACAAATACAGAATCGCTAGTCATTTGAAGACGGAGGGGTTTTAGATGGTTAAAGATAAGTTTAATGAACTTTACGAAGCTTTGAAAAAAGATGAGACTTTAGCTGGAATCAGTATCAAATCTTTCAATCGTCCAGACACGCTACCAAGCAATGAGAAAAGTATCGTCATTAGACCAGTTGGTCCGCCGATGCAGACGGCTCATGGTAGTAATACGAGCCTGGCTAAGACATTTCTCTATCAGGTCAATGTAGAGTCTAAAAATTATATGGAGTGCAAAGAACTCCAAAGAAAAATTGAAAAGATTATGGAAGGCCAGGGATTTTATCAAACCAATGGTGGTTTGGATGAATGGATTCCAGAAATCAAACGCTATGTAGATGCTCGGACTTACAAAGGTCAGAGTGGTCTATATGAAGAATACTAAAATAAAGAAAGAGGTGCTATAAATGGCATTAGTTGGTTTTAAACGTATGACAATTCGTGTGTTGGATGGGAATGCTAATCCGACACTGGGAGAAAACCTTTTTGTAATTGAAGGACAAACTGGTAAAGGTGCGACTCGTACCGCTAAAATTTCAGGTCTTGCAAGTGATCCAGTAAAAACATATGGTAGTGATGTCGCTTACCACGTATCAAACCGTGGTGTTGGCGATGTGAAGATGGAACTGACTGCGGTTGATATCCCATCAACAGTACTCGCTAAAATCCTAGGACATCAAGTCAAAGATGAAATCATTGGTATTGGCGCTGATACAGTTGCTCCATACTGCGCTGTTATGCTTGAGTCTAAGACTGCAAATGGGACTCAGGCACAAGTCGGATTCTTTAAAGGACAATTCTCAATGGACGCTGAAGAACTTGAAACGCTTAAAGATAAGCAAGAAGAACTTCCAGATGACAGCTTGAGTTTCGCTGCTATTGCAAGCGATGACACTGAAACAGATGGTCTTTACTATGTGAAATACATTGGTAAAGATGAAGAAAAATTGAAGAAATTTAAAGGTCAACTTAAAATGGTTGCTGCAGGGTAAGAAGAGGGCGTAAGCTCTCTTTTTATCTTTTTTCTAGAAAGGAAAGTATATGGCTAAGGTTAAATTTTTAATTAAAAATGAGAAAGGTCAAGATGTTCAAAAGACAAGTAAGGAAATTACTACTAAGGACTATCGTGACTACTTGATTCTCAATGAAGCACTATCATCTGACTTGTCCGAAGTTGAAAAGCTAGACAAGCAATTGGAATTCATTGCCTCATTATTTGAAGATTTGGAAGTGGAAGAACTTTTGAAATTCACGGATATGGCAGATATTTTTGCGGTATTTGCAGACATCTACTCTCATTTGGTGGGTGATGTTGACCCAAAGGAGAAAAAATAAAGCCGAGTGAGGCACTGAAACGGTTTTATGGTTTTGTCAAACAAGCAACTGAAGGACCATACGGCATGAGTATCCGTGATGTTATGGATACGAGCTGGGAGGACCTGATGGGCGTTCTTGGTGAAACTGAATCTGCTAAAGCTGAGGAAGTCATGGATCTTGCTGACTTTCTAGAAATGATTTAAAAAGGAGGATTTGAATGGCAGGTGGAACGCCGTTAGGTCAAATGTATATCGAGCTAGGGCTGGACGTGTCGAAGTTCAATCCTACTCTAAATGGTGCTAAGAATGCGGTTAAATACTTTCAAAGCAATGTAAAGGCGCTAGACAGCTCCCTTAAAAACAATGGGAAAAACACAGACTTGCTTCAAGCTAAGTACAAGACACTTGGTCAAGCGATTGAGGCGCAAAAAAGTGTTTTGGACCAGATGAAGAATAGCTTCGATACTCTTGAACCTGGTACGGCTAAATTTGACAAGGCTGCTGCTGAGATTGAACGTGAGAATGCTAAGTTGGCAGCAATGGAAGAACAACTTCATCGTGTTAGAGAAGCTTTGATTGCCGTTGGTAAAGAAAATAGCTTTGCGAACCGCATTAATAAATACGGGGACAGCCTTATCAAAAGTGGTAAAAAAATAAAAACTTTTGGCGAAGAAGTTTCAAAAACCGGGAGAGAATTAACTACAGGACTAACTGCTCCCTTAGTTGCAAGTGTAGGTTTTATCACTAAAGCAGCTGTTGACTATGAATCTGCTTTTGCAGGTGTGAAGAAAACGGTAGATGAGACTGCAACCGTATCCTACAAGAACTTATCTGATGGTATTCGTCAGATGGCCAAAGAATTGCCAGCTAGTGCGGTTGAAATTGCAAATGTCGCTGAAGTTGCTGGTCAGTTGGGTATCAAGGCGGAGGACATCCTCACATTCTCTCGAACGATGATTGACATGGGAGAATCAACGAACTTGAGCGCAGAAGAAGCTGCAACAGCCATTGCCAAGATTGCGAATATCTTAGGTCTAACATCGGACGAATATGGCCGATTTGGTGCGTCAGTCGTAGATTTGGGTAACAACTTCGCAACAACTGAAAAAGATATCGTTGAGATGACCAACCGTTTAGCAGCGGGCGGTAAACTTGCTGGTCTAACTGCTCCTGAAATCTTAGGTCTTGCAACTGCTATGAGTTCTGTTGGTATTGAAGCAGAAGCAGGTGGGACTGCAATGACTCAAACTCTCACAGCTATTGGCAATGCTGTCTCATTGACTACTAAAGACTCAGCAGACGACCTTGCATTGATTGCTAAAGTTGCAGGTACAACATCGGAAGAATTCCAAAAAGCATGGAAAGAAAAACCTGCTGAAGCATTACAAGCATTTATTAAAGGCCTTAACACAGCCCGTGAACAAGGCGCAAATATGGATGCTATCTTGATGAAATTAGGCATGACAGGTATTAGGCAAGGAAACATGCTTAAATCTCTAGCCTTATCATCGGATAAAATGAGCGCAGCAGTTGCACGTTCAAACAAGGCCTGGAAAGAGAATACTGCTCTGACCAATGAAGCTAATAAGCGATATGAGACCACAGAATCACAACTGAAGATGTTCAAGAACCAGGTAACCGACTTAGCTATTGAGTTTGGTGGGCCTCTTCTGAAGGCTCTACGTGACGGTCTAACTGCTGCAAAACCTTGGATTGACACCTTGGCTAAAATGGCTAAACAGTTCAGCTCAATGTCTGAAGAGCAACAAAGAAACGTTCTTAAGTGGGCTGCATTAACTGCAGGAGCTGGTCCAGCTTTAAGTATTTTAGGGAAAGGTTTTGGAATTATCGGAAACCTTACAAAGGCACTCGGTTGGCTTACTAAGGGAACTGGTAAAGCGGTTGGTGGAATGTCTCTAATGCTCAAGACTTTCCAAGCTTTTAGAACAACCGGGAATCTATCGTCTGCCTTTAAATTGGCATCTGGTGGAGCAGTAGCGCTTGGGAATGCGACTGCATCAGCATCAACTTCAACAGGGCTTCTAACAACATCAATGGGAACGCTTGCGAATCCTCTAGGTTTAATAGTCGGAGGTCTTGGTCTTACTACCGCCGCACTTGTTTATCTTGGAAACGAGAAAGACAAGGCTCGTATCAAGACTGAAGAGTTCGGCTCTCAGTTGAGTGATACTGCTCGTGGAGAATTGCGAAGTTTTCAAAAAACGGTTGATGAAACCAGTACGGCTGTCGCAAACTTCGGTACTCATGCTGGAGATGCCGATAAGGTCTCCGGAGCCTTTAAAAAGCTCTATGAAGAAATAGCTACTGCTGCTGATAAGACCAACAAACGAATGGAAGAGTTGGGTGCTAAGTGGGGCCTTAGTGAGGACGATATTGCCAAAGCTAAGGAAAGAAATGGTCAGGTCGTCTCTAACACTGAGGCTATGATGAATCAAATTAATGAGATTTATCAACGTCATAACGGTGATGCGAGCAAATTCTCTCAAGAAGAGAAAGAAATCATCCTGAACAATCAGAATGAGATGATTAAGGCAAAACTCTCTATGATGAATCTGTCAGCTGATCAGCAGAAGGCTGCTTTACAAGCTTTGAATGGTGATGTCAGAAGTCTGAATGAAACACAATTAAAGCATACTAAAGATGTTTTAAAACAAGCACTTGATGAGGAGAAGAAACTCTACGAGAATTCAAAAAGTGAGCTGAAAGAGTTGCTAGACGGCAAGGCTATTGACCAGGAGACTTACAACAAGAAACTGCAAACTCTAGAAGCAAACCACACTCAAACGATGGAAGCTTTAGGAAGTAAGTATTACCAGGTCATGCAAAATCTTGATGCTAAGGTAAAAGCTCGAACTGGCCAAAGTTGGAACTACTGGGAAGAAGCCAAGAAAGTTCTGGAAGAATACGGCCTGTCCTATGAAGAAATCGGGAAGAAAGCTGCTGAAGCTTCTCAAAAGGTTGGGAATTCGCATAGTATCCTTGCTAACTATACTAGTGAGATGAGCAAGGAAGTGAAAGAGGCTAATGATGCTTGGTCATTGTTAGTCGGTAACATTGATAAGAATGGAAATTTTCAAGTTAAATCCAATGTTAAGGAAGTTATCGGAGAGGCTGCCAAATCTGCGGAAGGTTGGGAACAATTGCAGTTTATCGCTAAGACTGCGGATATCAACTCAAACGCTCGTGTGACTATCGCTGAAGCTCTTGTCGAATCCGGTAAATGGAAAGACATGACTCTTGAAGAGAAGCAAGTGATTGTCAAGAATCAAGCTGGTCTACAAGCTATCTTTGATAGTGAAACCCATCTTAAAATATGGAACAGCATGCCAGCTAAAGTCAAAGAACTCCTCATGAAAAATGCCGATGTCATGAATAAGGCAGAGGAAGCTTCAAAGGCTCTATCTAACTATGAATCGCTCACACCAAAACAGAAAGAGTTGCTGGCCAATGATGAGAGTATCCAAAAAGCAGTTGCTCGTTCTACTGATACTTTGACAACCTGGAATGCGACCACACCGTTTACAAAAGATTTGAAGGCAGATCCTACGAATGTTTTGAACAATGGCCAGTTATCTATCGATAAGATTACGGCTTGGAATTTTGCATCTGCTGAGACTAAGTCTCTGGATGCAGTAGACAATACGAGCGCAGCTGTCGGAAGTGCGATTTTGAGTGTTAATTCACCCAAACAAGAAGCTCCTATCAATTTGTTTGCTGCTGACCAAACAGGCGGTGTACGAAACGAGACGAGCGGTGCTATCAATGCTATCAAGCAATATGATCCAGTGAATATCCTTGCCAAGAATGGCACTAATGACACTGTTAGCGAGGTCAAAAGTGGCGTTAATGGTATTCAAGATAAAACTGTTACTATCAACGCCCGAGATAATGCGTCCGGTGTTCTTTCAGGTATTAAGAGCTGGATTGATAGCGTTACTGGTAATTTCTTTACGAATATCTTTGCGAGCAAGCACGCCCACGGTACCAACTATCACCCTGGTGGACTTGCTATCGTCAATGACCAAAGAAATAGTAACTACAAGGAAATGGTCACTCTGCCAAATGGTCGGAGTTTCATTCCTCAAGGCAGGGATGTCTTACTTCCTCTTCCGAGAGGTTCTAAAGTCTTGCGAGCTGATAAGACTAGACGTTTGATGCGTGAGATGGGTGTTCCTAAATATGCTTCTGGTATCGGTATCCCGAGTGATGCAAAATTCCTTCGTGAAATGGAACAAGCTCAACGCAATATCACTATTCAAACTACAAGTGTTCAAAATGGGCAAGATACTGATAAAGTCGTGTCTGAGATGAGGATTCTGAGGTCAAGTTTAGAAAAATTGCTTACTGCTATCCTTAACAAGGACACAAATGCTTATCTGGATAGCTCAAAAGTTACGGATATCGTTACTAAAACTCAGAAAGAGCGTGAGAAAACGCTACTAAGAATGAAAGGGGTGATTGAATGAGCGAAGTGACTATGCGATTTAATAAAATAGATTTACGAGAGCTTATTGAAATTCATGACATCCAACGTGACGTCGGGAACAATCGCTCTATCTCTATCGATCATGCCCCAAGAATTGGCGTGAATATCCAGCAACAAACGATTGATGCAAAATATATCAAGGTGGATTTCTCTATCTGGTCCAAAGACAGAAATACCCTCAAGCACAAGCTTGCGGGTATTTTTAATGTTGATAGTCCTAAAAAGTTGACCTTTTCAGATGAGCCAGACAAGTATTATCTGGCCATGGTAATTGATGATATCTCTATGCAGGAGGCAAGCGGGAGACGTTCAAACGGGTCTATTAAGTTCATCATTCCTGATGGCGTGGCTCATAGTTCTGTCTATAAGCGATTTGATAGCGACAAAAACGCAATTAGCGAAGCAGGAAAGATGGTGTTTGATCTTATAAATAATGGCACAGAGAGTGCATTTCCAATCGTTAAAGTCAAACATAATGCTGAAAATGGGTATATCGGTCTAGTCAATCAAAATGGCACCTTAGAAATCGGGAACCGTGAAGAAGCCGATACCGAACCATCGCAAAAATCAGAAATCTTACTTGATTTTAGAGGTGAAAAAATCACAAATGGACTGGCTAGCGCAGCAAAGAACCAAGCCATCACAAATGACCGGACAGAGTATATTGTCGGGACAGCTGAAATGATTAATCTTTGGGAACGTCCACACGTTAGATTGAAAGATTTACGAGGTGAAACTAAATTACACAACTACGCTACAAGTTTGACCTGGGCAATCCCTAATGATAGTACAGGCAGCACTGGGTCCCTGAATGATTATTTTTGGTGGAGACAAGTTTTTTGGTCCGAAGCTAATAATCAATATGGATTCATCAAGGTGACAATATCAGATGAAGCAGGCCAATTTTTGTATGGTGTTGAGACCTTTAAACGGTCGCTAGGTTCTGAATGTGAATTCAATTTTTTAGCTAGCGATGGTCAAGGTGGATATAGGATTCTAAAGCGATGGAATTTTGATGGAACTACAACGGGAGATATCAATCCTTTTAGTGTGGCAAAAGGGTGGTCAGATTTAAAACGGAATGATGGCAAGGTACAAGTTTTTTATCAAGGATCATACTCTACTTTTATCATTCCAGAAATTGAGGGTAAAAAGTCCGCAAAAATTCACATTACAATTGGAGCGTACAGAGACAATCCAATCGTCTCTCACATGTATCTTGATGAATTGTACTACCGTAAAGATTTTGTCCCAACAACGAATGACATCCCAAATCGTTTTCCAATCGGATCGAATGTTCTAATCAATAGCGAAGATGATACGGTCTATATCGATGGGATTGTAAAAGCTAACGAAATCGTCGATGGATCACAATGGTTGTCAATTCCTCCAGGAAAATCGAAATTAGAGCTGTACTTTTCTAGCTTCATTAAAAAACATCCGACAGTAACAATTGAATTTGAAGAAAGGTGGCTATAATGCTTTTAACAATTCACGATGCAAACTTGCAAAAGGTTGCTTTTGTTGATAATAGTAAGCAGAACACGCTTAATTATTATAACGATACTTGGTCAAGAGATATGCCAACAGGAGCTTCAACTTTCGAATTTACAGTCTTTAAGAAAGCAATCCAATCAGACACAGCTTCATCAAAGGCCTACCAGCATCTAAACGAACGTGCTTGGGTGTCATTCCGACACAATGGGCGCACCTACCTCTTTAATGTGATGTCAGTGGAGGAAAATGAGCAGACAATTAAATGCTATTGTGAGAATCTTAATCTTGAATTGATCAATGAGTTAGTAAATCCTTACAAAGCAACGAGAGCCATGACTTTTGCAGAATATTGCAAAGAGATGGCACTGCTGAACTATGCTCATCTCACTATTGGAATTAACGAGATTTCAGACCAGCAACGCACCATTGAGTGGACGACGCAAGAAACAAAACTTGCTCGCTTGCTTAATCTTGCGAAACAATTCAATGCTGAGATTGAATTTGACACACAATTAAAAGCAGATAGCACGCTTAAGAACTTTACTGTAAATATATATCACGAACACGACGATGCACACCAAGGAGTTGGTCGTATCAGGAATGATGTGGTTTTAAAATATGGTAAAAATATTAGTTCTATCACCCGAAAAGTGGACAAAACGGGTATTTTCAATACAATCCGGCCAACCGGCAAAATGCCGACCGTAGAAGTCGAAGAAAGCGGAGAGCGTCATCTATCTAGTCAGAGAGTTAAAAACGCGGATGGTTCGACAACTGAAACGATCATTCGCACAGCATCCGATGGGACAAAGAGTAAGACTATTGTCCACACGAAAGTCACAAAACTGGCTGATAAAACACGCATTACAACGACCACCACAACTCGGTCAGATGGCTCTATCGAACAGACTGTGACAACTAGTAAGAAAGGCGGGCCATCTAATACTGAGAAACGAATCATCAAACCTCCTAAGAAAAAAGAGAAAGAAACCGAGCCTGAAAAAGAGGTTCTGACTATTGAAAACTTGGGAGATTGGTCTATCAAAAACGAGAGAGGAGAATTAGAGTTTTACCAAAGAGGGCAACAACTGTACGCCCCTTTATCCATGCAACTCTATCCCTCGACTTTCACTTCAGCAACAGCTGAGGACCAGTGGACAAGACGAGACTTCGACTTTGACACAGACGAGCCAAATGAATTGAGGCGGCTTGCTTATCTGAAATTAAAGCAACATTGCTACCCAGCCATCACCTATGAAGTAGATGGCTTTGTGGACGTAGAAATCGGGGACACTGTCCAGATTTATGATGATGGTTTTAGTCCAGCTTTAATTGTAAAAGCACGAGTTACTGAACAGAAAATCAGCTTTACAAATCCGGCAAGTAACAAAACTACTTTTGCGAATTTTAAGGCTCTAGAGAATAAGCTATCAGATAGCATTCAGCAACAGCTAGACAGGATGATAGAAGAGGCTAAGCCTTACACTATCAAACTTTCTACTGATAACGGTGTAGCCTTTAAAAATGGCCAAGGACAGACGATTGTGACTCCTACCCTAATGAGAGGGAATAAGGTCATCAATAGTGGCTGGCGCTGGGTTGTAGATGGCGAAATCAAGGCTACAAGCTCGAGTTACATTGTCAATGCTGCCGACATCAATCAAAAGATGGTTTTAACGGTGTCGGCTTGGATTGATAACAAAGAGGTAGCGTCTGAGCAGCTGACTCTTATCAATACGTTAGACGGAACGGCTGGGAAAACTCAGTACTTGCATAGAGCGTGGGCCAATTCAGAGGACGGACGTGACGGTTTCAGTTCGTCATCAAGCGCCAATAAGCGCTATTTTGGTACCTACACAGATTTCACAGAGGCAGACAGTCAGGATCCTACCAGCTACAACTGGACGGCTCTCTTTGATAACGTGAAAGGCGGAAATCGTAACTATTTCAAGAATGGTAGAGCTCAGCAAATCAACACAGGAAGCAGTGAAACGTATGACATGCGGACTTTCATTTTTGACGATTTTTGGAAAACTCCAGATAGGCTAAAACCAAATTATGTGCGTGTGGCATTTGAAATTAGCGTATCTCCAGCATTAGCAATAGATACACAGGTCAATGTGCATTTTTCGGCTACTCCTTGGTATAAAAATCAAATTGTCCTCAAAGCTGGAGTCACTACTCCTCAAAGTTTTGAGTTCACTATTGACCTCTCAAATGCCTCAGAGTCTTACAAAACAGATAATATTTTCATCCGTTTTGGTACAGCTCATGGATTTCCTGCTAATCAGACGGTCACGCTTGAAAATGCCATGTTAGCCGTGGGAACAAATTTTCTCGGTTACGTGAAAGCTATTGAGGATGTAGAAAGCGACATCAACTCTAAAGCAGACCAAGCACTAACTCAGGACCAACTCAATGCTCTAAATGAGAAAGCTGGAATTATCCAGGCTGAGCTTGAGGCTAAGGCTAGCACTGATACGCTTGATAACTGGATTAAGGCTTACAGGGACTTTGTCCAGTCTAACGAGACAGCGAGAGCACAAGCTGAGAAAGATTTGATTTCAGCTAGTCAGCGTGTTTCTAACATTGCTAAAGATTTGGGAGAATTGTCTGACCGTTGGAATTTTATTGATACATATATGAGCTCATCAAATGAAGGATTAGTCATTGGTAAGAATGACGGTTCATCTAGTATGCTGTTTAGTCCGAATGGGCGGATTTCAATGTATTCAGCAGGGGTTGAGGTCATGTACATCAGTCAAGGGGTCATCCATATCGAAAACGGTATTTTCTCTAAAACTATCCAGATTGGAAGATTTAGAGAAGAGCAGTATCATATCAATCCCGACATGAACGTCATCCGCTACGTTGGATAGAAAGGAGTAAAATGCCTAGATTTAGTAATTCAAGTAACAGCTTATATTTGAATGTGTATATTGATGAAGTTTCAACAGACGTTTCAGCTAACACTTCAACCATCAACTGGCAGTTGACAGTTAGTCGTTATACGTACTATCACACATTCAATAAGCAGGGAGACAGCATGTTGTCTCTCACTTTAGACGGCCAAAATGTGCACTCTAGCAATCCAGTTTGGGAAGTTTGGGATGGTGAGGTCACTCTCGCTAGTGGTTCAAGCACAATCTCGCACAACTCAGACGGTCGGAAGACACTGCCTTTCTCATGTACGTTCAATTCAAACAATGGTTTACATGGAACTATCACAGTTTCAGGAAATATCGGTCTGACTGCTATCCCACGTTCAAGCTCTGTAAGTGTGAGCGCTGGTATTATTGGTAGTGCGGTTACTATCAACATCAATCGTCAGAGCTCCAGCTTTAAGCATACAGTTCGCTATGCATGGGCTGGCAAGAGTGGGACGATTGCAACGGATGTAGACACATCTACTAGCTGGACGATCCCTCTTGACTTTGCAAACGACATCCCAAACTCAGCTAGTGGGACGGGGACGATTTACGTTGACACGTACTCAGGCTCTACCAAGACTGGAACGCAGTCAACCACACTGACGGCAAGTGTACCAACAAATGTCAAGCCTACTTTCTCAGGTGTCACACTCTCAGACTTGAACGGTGCAGCTCAAAATCTCATCCCAAATCCTGAAACGTTCATCCAGGTAATCTCTAACATCAAGGTAGCGTTTAATGGTGCAGTCGGCTCCTATGGCTCATCTATTACTGGATACCATGCCGAAATCGTCGGCAAAAACCAGTCTACAAGCTCAAATGGTGGGAGCCTTGGCATTATGAACTACTACGGCACAATAAAAATCAGAGCAAGCGTGTCTGATAGCCGTGGGAGATGGTCAGACGCTAGAGAGGTATCTGTAAACGTGCTTGAGTATTTCGCTCCAGCATTAAGTTTTAGCATTGCTAGAACAGGCTCAACCTCTAGCACCCTAACCGCTACGAGAAATGCCAAAATCGCCCCTCTGACCGTATCAGGAAGTCAAAAGAATACAATGACTTTGACATTCAAGATTGCAAGACTTGGGACTACTAACTTTCAAGTAGACACAGGACCAGCCACTGGATCCTGGACAAGTATCTCAAACCTAGTAAATTCGCAGGCTAATCTTGCAGGAAATTATCTAGCTAATCAGTCCTGGGTGGTTATCGGTGCACTTGAGGATAAGTTCACTAGAACAGAGTTCATGGTCAACGTTGCCACAGAGAGCGTAGTCTTGTCTTACGATCGCTCAGGAGTTGGTGTAAATAAAATCAGGGAGCAGGGCGCTCTTGATGTCAAAGGAAGCATCTACGCAGACAACAAACCCATCCAACAGCATCAGCTGACATGTAATAACGGAATTTCTATTTTAACGAAAGAAAGTCTTGATAATATCCTTAAAAATGGTATGTATTATAGTCACAGTGCACCTAATAGACCAAGAAATCAGAATGGTTGGTTGTTGGTTCAAGTCTATGATGACGCTCAATATGTTGTACAGACTTATTGGACAGCTGCGACAGAGACAATGTTAGTAAGGTATCGTATAGCTAATAAATGGGGAGAATGGAAAGAAGTTACCACAAGAGATGACCTCCAAAAATACACTCAAGGAACACCTTGGCAAAACCTAACTCTACAAAATGGCTGGGTTCATCATCCTGAGTATGAAAAAGTCCAATGCTCAAAAACATTTGACGGAGTGGTTTATATCAGAGGCACTTGTAAGGGCGGAAAGATTACCCGTGAGTCAATTATCTTTACTTTGCCTGAAAATTTCAGACCACCAACAGCACTATTCAAAACAGTTTTAAATAGTAACTACGGCCCTGCAGTTGTCGGGATTTACCCAGGAGGTACTGTAGTAGTCAAGGGAAACGTTGACGCTACATGGCTCAACTTTGACAATATTTCATTCAAAATTTAAAAAGGAGAAAGCATGAAATTAGAATATGGGACAAAGTCCCAAGAATTTGACGCAAGCGGAACAGCATCGGCTACAAAGGTCACGTTAGTCAATTCAGACGGTGCTATCGTACCTATCTTGCTACCGGCTGACAAAATCGGTTTGTCAAATACTGAGCTTTTCGAGCTCGCCCTGGAAGCTCTCTATCAAGCTAATTTTCCGCAGCGTGCGGAAAAAGAGAAATTTAACCAAGTAGAGGCACAACTCAAACAAAATAAGGAAATGGCGACTAAGGTAGAGCAAGCGACCGTAGAGAACAAGGAAAACCTTGACACGGTTTCAGCTATCACTGAGGTCTTGATTGCTTTGGCTATTTCTCAAAACGGCGGTATGCCTACTCATGCTTACAACAAGGTAGCTGGGTTCATCAAGTCGCTTGTCAAGAGCACTCGCTATGTAAATGGTGACATCATTGCCATGCCCTATCCATTTGATACGAATCCAAAATGGCCAAAGGGTACGCTGACCATTTTCAAGTTCCAGATGCAGGCCACAGAGGGCTACACATGGAAAGAACAGTCGCTTGCTGAAATGCTACAGCAAGGTGTGCTTACCGTGGTCATGCCACGTATCGATTAGAAGGAGGCTGTATGCCAGGATATGAACGACTAATCGTGCAAATCTTTCTTTCTCTAATTCCTGTGATTGGACTTTATTTTTCAATGAAAGATAAAGCAACCAAACAAGAGAACCGTCTCACTATTTTAGAAAAAGATATTGAGAACTTGCATGAATTTAAAACATCGGCCAATAAAAGGCTCGATAACCACGACGAACAGAACAAGGCTATCTTGGTCCTAGCTGAGCAAGTAAAATCGCTTGGTGAGGATGTAAGAGAGCTTAAAAGCTTGATTCAAAATAAACAACAATAAAAAGGAGAAATAAAATGATTAACTGGAAATTGCGCTTGCAAAACAAAACAACACTCATTGCCCTTCTTGGGGCAATCTTCCTTATGGCTCAGCAGTTTGGTCTTGAAATCCCCAAAAATATCCAGGACGGTGTGAACACATTCGTTTACATTCTTGTTTTGATTGGCGTTGTAAATGACCCAACAACTGCAGGAATTTCTGATAGCAAACGTGCTCTTGAATACTACGAACCAAGCGAAGATTAGGAGAGAATAATGAAGAAAAATGACTTATTCATCGACGTATCTAGCCACAATGGATACGATATTACAGGTATTTTGGCTGACATGGGTACACAGAACACTATTATCAAAGTTTCTGAAAGTACAAATTATCTAAACCCTTGCTTGTCTGCTCAAGTGGAGCAATCCAATCCGATTGGCTTCTATCATTTTGCTTGGTTTGGTGGTGACATTGAAGAAGCTGAGCGAGAGGCACGCTATTTCCTTGATAATGTGCCCCAAAAAGTAAAATACTTGTGCCTTGACTACGAAGATCACGCTAGCGGAGATAAACAGGCAAATACAGATGCTTGTATTTGCTTCATGGAAATCCTCAAAGAAAATGGCTATGAGCCGATCTATTACAGCTACAAGCCATTCACGCTCAATAATATCTATTATGAGCAGATTCTTGCGAAATTTCCGAATAGTCTTTGGATCGCAGGCTATGGCTTGAATGATGGTACAGCTAACTTTGAATATTTTCCATCAATGGATGGTATCCGCTGGTGGCAATACTCTTCAAATCCGTACGACAAGAACATTGTTTTACTAGATGATGAAGAAGCTAAGCCCAAATGGAAAAAGAATGATACCGGATGGTGGTATGAATATCCTGACGGATCTTTTCCAAAAGAAGAGTGGGAAAAGATTGATGGTACCTGGTATTACTTCAACGAGAGAGGTTATTCAATAGCTTCTCGCTGGTTGAAGGATGATGGCAAGTGGTATTATCTCAAAGAAAATGGCGCAATGGCCGTTGGTTGGGTGCTTGTGAATGGTAAATGGTACTATCTTGATGCTTCAGGAGCAATGGTCACTGGCTGGGTTAAATATAAGGACAAACTATACCATCTCAAAGAAGAGAACGGAGCAATGTCTTCAGAAGAACTTGTTAAAGTTGAAGGTGGCTGGTACTACGTCAACGAAGATGGCAGTCGTTCAGACAAGCCAGCACTTGATGTATTACCTGATGGACTAATTGTTACCACTAAATAATATTTTTAAAATAAAGAAAGGAAAATTTCTAAAATATTGTTCGAATTGTAACCGCAGGCACTAGCTTGCGGTTTTTTTGTTTGCTCTGGAATGTTATTACTTAAAAGTGCGTTGCTATCAGTTTTGTTAATGTCAACAAAATTGCTCTGAAAGTACTGTCTGAATTAAAAAAAGTAATGATTTTTTCACTGCTTTTTTATTTTTTCTACGAATAGATAAGTAGGAGGAATGAAAATGAAGATTTTAAATATTGAACTTGCAAGCATAGAGCAGACAGACTTAGGTTTTGAGCATTGGGTAGACGTGACTTACACTGTTCCGATTTTAAAAAACGAGTACACGGTCAGGCTGTTATTATTCATGGAATGCAAGATAGAGGACCAAGAGGTTATCGAGTACTTGATATCGACTTGGAAGTATCGCGATCTCGTGTTGCACTCTGTCAGGATGTATGAGATGGAATCGGACGAGACATAAGACCGTGAGATAATCACGGTTTTTATTTGTCTGAAAAAGTCTCTCATGGTATAATAACTTAAAAATAAAATTAGTAAATAGCTAATAGGGATACACTAAAGGATACAACAA